TATACTGAAACTTTACAGCAAGAAATTCAAAACCTTCAAGAGCAGTTAGCAAACATACAATATCAATTAGATATAAGAGTAACTGCATTAGTAGCGTATCAAAGCACTTTAGAAGTAGTTGAAGAACCTTCCGATGTAGAGGCAGAACAGTAAAGTATCAACAAAGATGCCTTTACAAAAATATGAGTTCAGACCTGGGATAAACAGAGAAGGAACTGATTATTCTAACGAGGGTGGTTGGTTTAACGCTAATTTTGTTAGATTCCGTAAGGGATTACCTGAAAAAATAGGTGGATGGGCTAAAGCTGTCACAAGCACTTTTTTAGGGACTTCAAGAGCCTTACATGCGTGGGTAGACCTTGCCTTAACTAAATTTTTAGGTATAGGTACAACTTTTAAATACTATATAAAAGAAGGTGGAAACTTTTATGACATAACACCTTTAAGAGTTACAACAGCTGCAGGCGACGTAACTTTCGCAGCTACTAACGGTAGTTCTACTATAACAGTAACTGATGCAAGCCATGGAGCTGTTAATAATGATTTTGTTACTTTTAGCGGAGCGTCCAGTTTAGGAGGTAACGTAACTGCTACTGTATTAAATCAAGAATATCAAATCCTTTTAGTCACAGGAGTAAACACATATACCATAACAGCTAAAGATACTTCTGGAGCTACAGTCACGGCAAACGCTAGTGATAGTGGTAACGGAGGTAGTTCAGTAGTAGGTGCATATCAAATAAATGTTGGATTAGATACTTTTGTTGAATCTACAGGATGGGGAGCAGGCACTTGGGGAGCAGGCACTTGGGGCTCTAGCACACCAATAACAGCTTCTAATCAATTACGTATTTGGTCACATGATAACTTTGGTGAAGATTTGGTTATTAATGTGAGAGCAGGTGGCGTATTTTATTATGATACAAGTGCGGGCACGTTGGGCACAACAAGAGCTACGGCGTTAAGTGATTTAGCTGGAGCAAACTTAGCTCCGACTAAAGCTTTACAAGTTTTAGTTAGCGACGTAGATAGACACGTAATTTGTTTTGGCGCAGATCCAATATCAGGAACTTCGCGCACAGGAAGTATAGACCCTATGCTTATTGCTTTTAGTGACCAAGAAAACGTAACTGAGTGGGAACCTTTGCCTACAAACACGGCAGGTTCATTAAGGCTTTCTGCAGGCTCTTCTATTATAGGAGCCATAAGAGCCAGACAAGAAACTTTAGTTTGGACAGATACATCTTTGTATTCTATGACGTTCGTAGGACAGCCCTTTACTTTTGGGATTAATTTAGTAAATGAAGGCGTAGGACTAATTTCTCCTAATGCTCCTATAAATTCTCCTAAAGGAGTTTTTTGGATGGATAAAAAAGGGTTTTATAATTATAATGGTCAAGTACAGGATGTACCTTGCACTGTTCAAAATTATGTATTTAGTGATTTTAACGAAGGACAGTCATTTCAAACTTTCGGATTTTTAAATAAAGAGTTCGACGAAGTGGGTTGGTTTTACTGTTCCAACAGTTCTGAAACAATAGATAGATATGTTGTATTTAATTATGAAGAGGGATCTTGGACAATAGGTCAACTTAATAGAACTTCTTGGATAGACGAGGGCATTTTTGATAACCCTATGGCTACTTCTTCAGGTTATTTATATAATCACGAAATAGGTAATGATGATGATGGTTCGCCTATGGATAATGTTTTTATAGAATCTAGTGATTTCGACTTAGCCGACGGTGAAGAGTTTTTAGCTATTAATAGAATAATCCCAGATATAAAATTTACAGGTAGTGGAGGAACGGGTCAAACAATAAATTTTGTTGTTAAAACAAGAAATTTTCCAGCAGAAACATTATCAACATCAACTACTAGCACCTGTACAAGCAGTACAGCTAAAATAGATACAAGAATAAGAGCTAGACAAGCTGTATTGAGAATAGAGTCAGATGACGATAATAATGTCGGAGCAAGGTCGGGAGTAGGGTTTAGAGTAGGCGCAACTAGAATGAGTATTTACCCTAACGGTAGAAGATAATGAGTAAGTTATTAGAAACCAAATTACCTATAGCTATAGGGGAGATATCACCAGAAACTTTTAATAGGTTAGTAAGAGTTTTAGAACTTAGTTTAAACAAAGTAGACATAGATTCGACACTTTCTGTTAATGAAACACAACGTAATAACAATCAGTTTCAACAAGGTGATATTATATGGAACCTGACTGCTCAAGAGCTTCAGCTTTGGACAGGTAAGGAGTGGATAAGTTTATACGAGAGAAGAGAGTTTGGAGTAGAAGCTACCGCATCTTTAGGTAAATTAACAGTATCAACTAATGGAGCTACCTCTGTAAATATATAATGGACAGAAATAAGTTAGTAGAAGAATTAATCAAAGACGAGGGATATAAATACGAAATATATTTAGATCACCTTGGCTATCCAACTTTTGGAGTAGGTCATTTAGTTTTAGAAACAGATGAAGAATATGGACAACCCGTTGGTACGCCTGTTTCAGAAGAAAGAATTTTAGAATGTCTTAATAACGATATAGACATTGTCTGCAAAGAATTAGATAAAAACATGGGATGGTGGAGTGATTTAGACGACACTAGACAACGTGTATTAGCTAATATGGCGTTTAATTTAGGCTTGCCTAGATTGAGCAAATTTGTTAAATTTTTAACTGCTGTACAAGCTTCTGATTGGGAAAAAGCAGCCATTGAGATGATGGATTCTAAATGGGCTACCCAAGTAGGAAACAGAGCAGTGAGGTTAAAAGAAAAAATGTTAAAAGGAGAATAAAATGCCAGGAAAAAGACCAAAATACGCCAGAGGTGGTGGAAAGATGGGAATGAAATCATCTAAAGGTAAAAAAAGGGGTGGTGCTAGCAAAAGAAGAATGACACGCAAAAAAAGATAAGTGTCATATTTAATTAGCAATATTCCACATTTTAAATGTTGGGTGAGAAGGGAATTTACTGCTAATCATAGTAAGTACCACGGAGAGTTTTTGCATGCAATAGCTTTCGCTGTAAATACTATTACTGACAGGTCATTAAGTTTTCAAGTTGTTTTTACAGGTTGTGAAACAGAATATGAAGACTGGGAAGAAGGTAATATACACGGAGGAGCTATGTGGGCAAGAATGCCAATACAAGGTTTAGTAGCCGATATACCTTTAGAAGAATGGGGAGATCCCATGGAAGACCATTTGGTTCAGCCATGGGATTGTGAGTCAAGACATCATTCTGTAGTAGTTTTAGATAGGGTAAGTTCAAGCCCATGGCTATGCAAAATAGATGGAAAGTTTTATACTGGACAATATATGTTTACTGTAGATTACACAGAAAATGAGATTGCTGATTGCCCTGCGCAACATAAACAATCACATGTTCTATATATCACAGAAGATTGTAAATGGAAAGGTAACTTAGTTGCATTACCAAATAATAGAGTAAGAGCAACAAGCCCTGCATTATGGCAAACAGGAGAAGGAGCACCAGATTTTTGTCCTTCACAAACCAGACATTCTGCAGAAGGTCATGAAAGTTACTTAGATCCAAATATAACTTTTAATAACTTATACGCGGAGGATTAATATGCCAGCTAAGAAAAAGCCAGCAAAGAAAAAGAAAAGCACTAAAAAGAAAGGCGCAACTCCTACTAACCCAGCTTTATATGCTAGAGTAAAAGCTGAGGCTAAAAGGAAGTTTAAAGTCTATCCGTCTGCTTATGCAAATGGATGGTTAGTGCGCACGTACAAGAAACGTGGAGGCGGGTATAGATAATGCCTAAGAAAAAACGTGATCCTAAAAAAGGCACAGGTAAAAAACCTAAAGGGAGCGGGAGAAGATTATATACTGATGAGAATCCTAAAGACACTGTTAGTATTAAATTTGCTACTCCCGCTGATGCGAGGGCTACTGTTGCGAAAGTTAAAAAAGTTAAAAAACCATTTGCTAGAAAAATACAAATACTTACTGTTGGAGAACAAAGAGCTAAAGTTATGGGCAAAACACAAGTAGCAAGTATATTCAAAAAAGGTAAAGAATCTATTAGGAAAGCGAGGAAGAAGAATGGCTAAACCTAAAGGAGGACTTACTGCATGGTTTGGAAAAGGACCGAAAGGAGATTGGGTCGATATAGGAGCTCCTAAGAAAAAAGGTAAATTTCAAAAGTGCGGTAGAAAATCTGCAAAAGGTGGCAGTAAAAGAGCTTACCCCAAATGTGTGCCTAGAGCTAAAGCTAGAAGCATGACAGCAGCGGAAAGAAAAAGTGCTGTAAGAAGAAAGCGAGCTGCTGGTAATCCTGGGGGCAAACCAACTAATGTAAGAACTTTCCCAAAGAGAGGTAAAGGTGGCAAGAAAAAAAGTTAAAAACATTAGACGAACTACTAAAGGTAAAAACGCTAATTTTAGACCTACTAAAAAAGGCGCAGGAATGACAGCTAAAGGTGTAAGAGCCTATAGAAAAGCTAATCCTGGATCTAAATTAAAAACTGCTGTAACAGGAAAAGTTAAAAAAGGTAGTAAAGCAGCAAAAAGACGTAAATCTTTTTGTGCTCGTTCTGCAGGGCAGATGAAAAAATTTCCTAAAGCCGCTAAAAATCCTAACTCTAGGTTGAGACAAGCAAGAAGAAGATGGAAGTGTTAAATGAAAAAGAAATCTAAAAGTAAAAGACCAGGACTGTGGGCAAACATACACGCTAAACGTAAACGCATAAAGTCAGGTAGTGGCGAACGTATGAGAAAACCTGGATCAAAAGGAGCTCCCACTAAAAAGAATTTTAAACAAGCTAGAACAACTAGCAGGAAGCGCAAATAATGTATGAATACAACTGCACAGTTGAGAAAGTGGTTGATGGCGATACTATCGATGTCGTTTTGGATCTTGGTTTCGATATTTTGTATAAGTCTCGTGTTCGTCTATATGGTATTGATACTCCCGAGTCACGTACTCGTAACAAAGATGAGAAGGCTAGAGGAAAGATGGCTGGGGCTTTCCTGAGAGAAGCTATAGAAGATGGAGAGAAAGTAGTTATACAAACTAAACTAAAAGATTCCAGAGGTAAGTTTGGTAGAGTCTTAGGCGATATTGTTGTTGATGGCATGAATCTTAACAAACTTATGGTTAAATGTCACCTAGCTGTTGCTTATCATGGACAATCTAAAAAAGACGTAGAAGCCGAGCATATGAAAAACAGAGAAATTCTTATAGAAAAAGGTATATTTAATCCCGAGGAGGTAGAATGAAGATAGCTGGATTATTAAAAAATGTCGTTGGTGCAGTAGCTCCTACATTGGGCAGTGCTTTAGGTGGTCCGATGGGCGGAATGGCTGCTAATATGATATCTGAAGTATTAGGTTGCAAGAACGAGCCTAAAGCTATAGAGAAAGCGTTAGAAACAGCTACACCTGAACAGATGCTTGCACTTAAAAAAGCAGAACAAGAGTTTGAAGTAAAAATGAAGGAACTTGATGTAGATGTTTTTAAACTTGAAACAGAAGACATACAAGATGCACGTGGTAAATTTAGTAAAGATTGGACAGCACGGATCATGGGTATCGCTGTTGTAGGTGGGTTTATGGGTTATATTTTTCTTGTAACCATACAACCACCAGAACAAAATAGTGAAGCCTTAATTAATCTTGTTCTTGGTTACTTAGGGGGGCTTGCTAGTGCCGTAATTAGTTTTTATTTTGGAGCGTCTCATAAAGCAGATTAATGGAAAATGCAGTACAGTTTATAAACGAAGTCGGTTTCCCGATAGCTGCTGCATTAGGTTTAGGTTTCTTTATATGGAAACTTATAAATAGAATAATAGACGGTATGGAAACTAAAGTAGATGTGCTCGATGACAAAGTAGCAGACCAAATATCTCAGATGGAAGAACGTTTAGGAACTAAATTAGATTCGCAACATGGTATATTAGTTTCTTTGATTGATAGAGTACGTAGTTTAGATAATGAAATAATCAGACAAGATACTTTGATTAAAACTATATTAGGAGTTCCTCAGCTTATAGATAGTAACAAAATAGCTAAAGCAGAGAGAGAAGATCAACGTAAAGACTAATGGATCCCAAAACGCCTAACGAACTATTACTTATCTCATCTATGTTGATAGTAACAGCATTAGTTTTATTTACACATAAAATACAATCTGATGAGATGGTACATGAATTCAAAAACCCTTCATTTAGTGGAATAGGAACTTCAAGTCATTATTTGACCATAGAAAACCAAGAGTTCAATAGGAAAGAATCGTTAGCAGAAGAAATAAAAGCATTACAAGAAGAAATAGAAAGAGAAGATAATAATACAGTAGAGGCAAGATTCATGAGGAATCTAACTTCACGTATCTATGCTAATATTGCTCGCCAAGTAGAGGCAGCTTTGTTTGGAGAAGATACTAATAAAAGTGGCTCTATGGAGTTAGATGGTAACACTATAGAATATGAAATAACAGATGAGGAAGTTAGAGTTACCATAACAGATGAGGATGGCGGTGTCACAGAAGTTGTTGTGCCTATCGGCGGTTTTACTTTCTAGTTGTACGCTAATGATCGATCCTTTAGCTAACAATATACCCCCAGTTGAAAGAGTAAAGGAAGCTCAAGTTATAGGCTTATATATAGATATAAACGATGTTCCTGAGCCTGTACGTAAACCTGTTATAGCTGTTTATTCTGATGGATTTAAAGATCAAACAGGGCAACGTAGGTCTAATTCTAAATATGCTACTTTTAGCACTGCGATTACACAAGCTCCACATGCGTATCTTATAAGAACACTTAAACATTCAGGATTTTTCGAAGTTGTAGAAAGAGTATCATTAGATGCGGTAACGAAAGAACGTCAACTAATACGGTCGACTAGAGAAACTTTCGATGAAGATCAAAAGCTTTTGCCGCTTAAATTTGGCGATATGATCATGACAGGAGGTGTTTTATCGTATCAAGCGAATATTAGCTCTGGTGGCATGGGAGCAAGAAATTTAGGTATTGGCATATCGAGACAATTTAGAGAAGACATAATTACTATAAGTTTAAGGACAGTTTCAGTTAGCACGGGTAGAATACTTACAGAAGTTTTAGTTACCAAAACAGTTTTGTCAGCGTCATTAGATAATGATGTCTTTAGGTTTGTTTCAGATAGTACAGAGTTAATCGAAATAGAGGGCGGTGCGGTAAAAAATGAGCCAACCAGTCTCGCCTTACAGATGGCGATTGAAACAGCAGTGCTAGAAACAATAAAAGAGGGTGTAAAAAATAATTATTGGAGGATAAAAGAATGAAAAAACTTTTATTATTACTAATATTGTCTGCACCTTTATATGGGGCAGATAATGAAATATTTGTAGACCAAAGTTCTGGTAGTTCTAATTCTAATATGGATTTAGAACAATTAGGCTCTGGAAACATTATAGGGGGAGCAGACGCTGTAGCAGGCACCATGACAGCCTTAGATTTAGACGGCACAGCAATGACTCTTGATATTAACCAAATAGGCGACAGTAATAAATTTTTAGGTGATATTACTGCAGACTCATACACAGGATTTTTTGAGTTTGACGGTAATAGTAATGTTTTTAATATGTCAACAGATGAAACAAATACATATGGGGCAGATTCGTCAAATGTAAATGTTGATGTTACTGGCAATAGTAATACATTTACTCTTAATCATGCTATGGTCGCTCAAGCTACTACATTAGATTTAGATTGGATTATTAATGGTTCTAGTAATAGTATTACTGCAGCAATCGATATAGATGCTGCGACTAATTATATGGATATTGATGGTTCAGATAACACAGTTTCTTATGATGGAGACGGTTACTCTGGAGGTTATTTTTACTTAGATCATACAGGTAGTAACAGAACATTTAACATACAACAACAAAGTACATTAGATAATGATTGGCTCAAGATTATTAGTAACGGTTCTACTACTAGCTCTGTGTGTGTCATTCAAAACGACCAAGGCACAAGCACAGGCTGTTGATATAGGCAGTATTAGTGAGTTACGCGGTAACGCACAAGTAGTAAGAGATAAACCTTACGGAGCAGAGATAGACTTTGGCATATTAAGTTATGACAAAGTAGAAACTGCTAATGGGCGTATGGGTATTACTTTTATAGATGAAACGCAGATAAGACTTACAGAAAACTCAAGGGTATTAATAGACGAGTTTGTATTTGATCCTAATCCCGATAAATCTAAAATGGCTTTGACTTTTGCAAAAGGCACAGCAAGATTTGTTACGGGTAAACTCAACAAAGTAAGAAAGAAAAATATCAAAATTCGTACAAATAGTGCAACGATAGGTATTCGTGGAACTGATTTCACAATAACAGTAGATGAACTAGGACGATCATTAGTTATATTATTGCCTAATTTTGATGGCACCTCTAGTGGTGAAATAACGGTAGAAACTGCTATGGGTATGGTCATTCTTAATCAGCC